CTTGTTTTTCAAGAAGAAACAATGCCAGCTCCGTCTTATTCTTTAGAGGACGGAACAAAAGTATTGATCGACAAATTAGAGGTTGGCGGTGTTGTAACACTAGAGGACGGATCGCCTGCACCTGTTGGTGAGCATACGCTTGCTGATGGAAGCAAAGTTATTTTGGCTGAAGGCGGTGTGATTGCTGAAATTATGCCTAAAGAAGTTGAGGACAAAGTAGAAATTGAGATTGAAAGTAAAGAAGACGAAAAGAAGAAAGAAGAAGAGGAAATGAAAAAGAAGATAGCTGAAATGGAAGGTAGGTTTTCGGCTTATGATGCTTCTTTTTCTGCTTTACAATCTGACTACGAAAGTCTGAAAGCTGCATTCGGTAAGCAAGGCGAAGCAATGCAAGGTCTGATCAACTTAGTTGAGACATTGGTTAACGTTCCTTCACAGGCTCCGGCTGAAGTACCTAACAACTTCAAAAAGCATTCTGCTTCTACAAAAGAAGATAAAATCCGTTCTTATTCACAATTCGTTTCACAATTTAAAAAATAAAATCAAATGGCTTTTTTAGTTACAGGCCTTACGGCTTACACAGAACAAAATGAGCAACAGCTCGTTACTGCTTCGCTGTTTGAGGCTCGTACTCAACAGCTGATCCTTTCCGAAGGTAACGTATTGACAGGTGTAAAATCTAGTCAAACCGTTAACCGTATGGATACGGATGTTTTCTTCCAGGATGATAGTTCTTGCGGATTCCTTTCAAGTGGTACAACTGAGTTCACTCAGCGTACTTTGACTGTAGGAAAAATCAAAGTTCAGGAAACTTTATGTCCGAAAGATCTTGAAACTGTTTATCTCCAGAAGGCTTTGCCTGCAGGTAGCAATTACGATTCAATCGCTTTCGCTGCTGAATATACAGGTCGCAAAGCTGGTAAGATTGCCGAAGCTTTAGAGACTGCAATATGGACTGCTACAGGTAGCGGTTATGGTGGTACAAACGGTCTTTTAAATAAGTTCAAAGGTATTCGCCAACACATCGCTGATGCTGGCACATCTGTAAATGCAAACGTTACAGGATTCTATGGAACAGGCGCTCCGATCACAGGTATTGATACAATGGAAAAAGCACAAAAAGCTGTTCTTGCGGTTATCAATGCTCTTCCTGCTGCTGTAAAAGGTAAGGCTGATGTTCGCATTTTCTGCGGATGGGATGTTTACACTCTTCTTATCCAGAAGTACGTTGATCTGAATTTGTTTCACTACAACCCAGGTTCTACAAATAACGCTGCTGATTCTGAGTTCTTGGTTCCTGGTACTTCTTACAAAGTAGTTCCTGTTCATGGTCTGAATGGTACTAATGACATCTATGCAATGAGAATGTCAAACGTATTCTTAGGAACAGATATCGAAGGTGAAGAGAGCCGTTTTGAAATGTGGTACTCTCAGGATGATCGCAATGTAAAGTACAGCACTTCTCTGAAAATCGGTGTGCAGCTGGCTTTCCCTGATGAAGTTGTACGTTTCGAAGCCTAATTAATTAATCACTAAGGGAGGGGAAAAACTCCTCCCTTTTTAAACCATATATTATGCCCTGCGCATTAACACAAGGATATAGTTTAGATTGTAAAGATTCAGCCGGTGGTATTACCGAAGTTTTCTTTATAGAAAAAGCAAACGTGTCAAGCGTTGCAACTTCATCTGGTGTAGTTACCGGATTGACAAAAGCAAGCGGAAAGCGTTTTTGGAAATATGAACTTCCGAAAGAAACAGGAAACTTTACACACAATCCACAGGTTTCAACTGAAAACGGAACTTTGTTCTTTGAGCAAAACCTGACTATTGTTGTAAATAAACTTTCAGCTGCTATCAATACTGAACTTAAATTGTTGGCTCAGAATATTTTGATCGCTGTTGTAAAGGATAACAACAATAAATATTGGATGCTCGGAAAGGAAAGAGGTTTGGACATGGGCGCATCTGAAAGCGGAAGCGGAACAGCATTCGGAGATCGTTCAGGATATACTCTTAACTTTATGGGTAAAGAACCTGATTTTCTTTATGAAGTAAACAGCTCTGTTGCGGCTGCCCTCGAAACTGCTGGTTAATAAGTGATGTAAAATAAGCAAAGCGCCTGCCTGCAAATAGGCGGGCGTTTTTTGTTTCTACGTATTTATACAAAGATGATCAAATTAACAAAAGGAACTACTGCTACGATTTACGTAACTTTATCGGAGAAGCAAACCATAACGGATGCTAACTTTCTTTTTGTTTTTGAATCGCGATCCACAAACGAAAAGGTGAAATTCGTTTTGGTAAATAGTGCCGATCAAAGCCTTTTTAAAGATAGATACAATCAGTTTACCTTTGTAGTGAATACCTACTTTGCAAGTAAGGAGGAGGGGTGGTTTAAATATACAGCTTACGAACAGGCCAGTCCTTCAAATACGAATGAAGCAAATGCAGGTGCTATTGTGGAGACTGGTTTAATGTTTCTTTCAGACGGCCAAGATGTAGCGACAACGAAATACGATAATCCAACAACTTACAAAATATACGATGCAGAGTAGAATCAGTTTCATAAAGTTTGCCGATGTAAAAGTTCCTGTAATGAAGGAGCTGCCCAATAAGGGGTGGGTATTATTTGGAGAAGATAATAAGTTCCCGAATATGCTTTTGAATATGTTTAACAAAAGCAGCAAACATAACGGTATTGTTTTGGGGAAAGTAAATTACATCATCGGTAAAGGTTTTGACAACGTTACACAGGCGAATGCTTATGAGAATTCAAATGAGATACTGAAAAAACTCAGCTTAGATATTGAGGTTTTTGGTGGGTGTTATATTGAGGTGCAATATAATGAACTTGGAAAGATAGGTGCTTATTACCATGTCCCTTATCACAAAGTAAGATCGAGTAAAGATAATACTCAATTTTTCGTTAAGGACTGGGAGAGCTACAAAAAGAATGATGAGCCGAAGGTATTTGCAGCGTATAATCCGAATGAGGATGTTTCAATGCTTAAGAATCAAACTCAGATTCTTTATTACAAAGAATACAGGCCAGGTGTTGAGACTTATTCCTACCCTGGCTACATGGGTGCTTTGAATGCCATTCAGACAGATATAGAAATAAGCAAGTACCATTTGTCAACAATTACGAATGGGATGTTTGCTTCAAAGATGATCAGCTTTTTTGAGGGCATCCCTACTGAAGAAGAGAAACGTGAAATAGAGAAAGGATTTAAGAACAAGTTCACCGGTAGTGAAAACGCGGGAAATATTGTGCTGAATTTCGGAAAAGATCCGAATAAGCGTCCTCAAATGGACGATTTGAGCAGCACCGATCTCGACAAACATTTCGACATACTTGCAAAGAGTATTCAACAGGAATTATTTTCAGGGCATCAGGTTGTCAGTCCGATGCTGTTTGGTGTACGTGTTGAAGGGCAATTGGGCGGGCGTAGTGAGATCAGGGAGGCTTATGAGATATTCAAGGCAACGTATGCAAACGACAAGCAGCAAGCCTTAGAATTGCTATTTAAAGAGATCACAGGTGTCGAGGCAAAGATCGTTCCTGTTGAGCCGATAGGGTTTGAATTTAGTGAGGCTACCTTATTACAGATTGCTCCGAAAAAGTGGTTACTTGAGAAGATCGGGATAGATCCGAATCAATATCCTGAGGTGGCTATTTCTGAAAATGTGCCTTCCGCATCCGCACCTGTTAATGAGAATTTAAAGAACTTAAGCGGACGTCAATGGCAAAGCTTAACACGTATTATCCGCAAATTTGAGAAAGGAGAGATCAGTCAAGAACAGGCAAAGCTATTATTGAAGAGCAGTCTAGGGTTGAATGATGAAGAGGTGAACACAATGCTTGCGATTGACAATCAACCGATGGAGTTTAGCTCACAGGAAAAGGATGAACTTTGGTTAAATGCTTTGTCGGAATGTGGGGTTTCAAAGCATGACTTTTTGATAGTTAAAAGTTCACGTTTTAACTTTGCAAAACATGAAAGCTTTGCGGATGTTACGCAAATCGAGACAAACGTTTTGGATCTAATTAGAAAGGATAAAAGAATTACACCTGAAGTTATTGCTGAAACATTAGAGCTTGAAGTGGATAGCGTGAAAGAGATTCTTAAAAGACTTGAAAGTGAAGGGCGAATATCTGCAAAAGTTACAAAGGTCGGTCAGGATGAAATAATAGAACGCAAACTTTCAGAGCCTTTATCAAAGCAAAGCGAACTGAAGCCAGAAACATTAGGTTTCAAAATAATGTATTCCTATGAGTGGAGGTCAGGGTTTGGTTTTGGTGAGGATGACAAACCAAAACGCAGGGGGTTTTGCGCAAGGCTACAGGACATGAATAAGCTTTGGAGCCGGGCAGACATTGAAACGTGGAGCCGCAGATTAGGGTATTCGGTTTGGGATCGTGGCGGCGGTTGGTGGGGCAATTCTAAACAATGCCGGCACGAATGGAGAAGAGTAGTTGTAATGGAAAAAAGATAACAATATGAGAGATATACTTTTTATCAGTCCTGAAAATATTTATGAGCGCAGCGCTGTTCATAAAAATATAGATAGCAAAATGATCGTTCCTGAAATTAAGGCAGCGCAGGAAATGTATATTTTGCCTGTTTTGGGAACGGCTCTTTACGAAAGGCTTCAGGATGGAATTGACAATAGCAATCTAACAGCGGACGAAGAGACGCTAATTAAAAGCTACATTAGAGATACTTTGATTCACTACACTATTTCGGAGCTTGCGCCTGCTTTGTCTTTTCAACTATGGAATAAGGGACTAACACGCAAAACGACTGAGAACAGCGAAGCGGTTAGCAGTTCTGAAATAGATGATTTTACTGCTAAGTTTAAAAATAGAGCCGAATGGTATTTGGAAAGGCTGATAAGGTATCTTATTGAGGAGGCAGGCAGCGGCTCAAAATTTCAAGAATACATCAACCCGGGCAGCCGCGTTGACACTTTCGTACCAAAACGTACATCATTCGAAATAGGTATTTATTTGGGGAATACAGATGTGAGTAAAAAAGAAATGCCTAAATGGTACAAATATGAGTTTTTATCCTGTTGCCGATGAGTTATACAAATAAAATTCAAAAGCTTCTCAAAGCCTATTTAAAAAAGCATGAGTCTAACGTTAAACCAAATAATCAAAAAGCTCCTAGAGATAGCAGCCGCACACAAACAAGTAAGGACGGCAAAGCACGTAAAAGCTGAAGACTTTGTTTTGTTTGATTATAAAGATCAAGAATATCCGGCTGTGTGGTATACTTTAAATACTAGCGCTATAGTTGGTAAGGAAAAGACTTATCGCATCGTTGTTACCGTTGCCGACATTCACCACGTTGAAAATATGGATGAACTTGAGATGCAGTCAGATTGCGAGTTAATCGGGCATGATCTTTTGTCACAGATTAGTTGGGATCTGCATGAGTGGAAAATGGAAAGGTCAACAAACTTTGAATATTTTAGACAAGGGCAGGAAGATATTTTGGCAGGTGTAACATTTGAGGTTAGTTTAAAATTGCCGATGCTTTACAACAACTGCCAGGTTCCTACAGATTACGAGCTACCAAACGGAAATTTCGTATATATAAATACAAATAGATTTATGACAGTTGCAGATTTCATAGTAGGTAGCGGTCAGCCGATGGTGCAGGGCAGTACTCAATATCAGAATAATCAGATGACAACTGCACCTTTCGTTTTTATCGATGGTATTTTGCAGACTTATGTAGTGCGGTCTGATCGAAGGTATATTTCACACAATGCAACAACACAAACAATAACAATAAACGGAGGTGTAAATGAAGGCGAAAATATTCGGATTCTTATGTAGTTTGATTCTTTTGGCGGCAAGCTCAAAAGGGCAAACGGTGGACGGTGTTTTATACACTAACTTTAATAATTATTATAAATGGCGCGGCGGTGCTTTTGACTCTACTTTACTCATTCCGCAAATAGCTGCTTCCATCGGCCGCCGTCCTGGTGCAATTTATTATAAGTCTTCGGACTCTTCTTTGTATTCGTGGACTGGTACGCAATGGCGAAAGGTAGGTGACGGTGCGGCTGTTCCTACCTTGCAGCAAGTTACGACAGCGGGGAATACAACAACAGATAGTATAATTTCAAGAGGTTTTATTGTGGATGGTATTACAACTGATTTTAGTATTGAAGAAGATGGAGCAGGCAGTGGACGAATAACATTAAAGCAAAGAGGCGGAAATTACGCGTCTGTTAAAACAGGAAATATATTTATAACAAATACAACTACAAATAATTCAACTACAATTACAAAAACAACATCACCTTTTGATTTTACAAATACACTTCCCGACTCATCTGGAGTATTAACGCAACGTGTGGCAATAAATGGCACTACTTACAATACGGCTTCAAATGGTGTTGTAGATATCGGCAACACCGACACAGCAACGGTAGTAAAAGCCTATGTTACCAACGCTGAAGCGGTTACGATTACAAAAGGTCAAGTGGTGTATATTTTCGGAGCGCAGGGCGACAGGGCATCGGTAAAACTTGCAAAGAATACAAGCGACACATTCAGCTCTAAAACTTTGGGTATTGTAAGGGCGAATATTGCGGCTGGACAGGCTGGATGGATTACAACACAAGGTCAGGTGAGCGGAATTAATTTAAGTGCATATAGTCCGGGTGACATTTTATGGTTGGATAGTGTTGCGGGTGGGTTTACAAAGAATAAGCCCCAAGCGCCTTATCATGGTGTTTTTGTTGGCGTTGTAGAGCGTGCAAATGCAGGGAACGGCTTAATTTATGTTAAGCCACAAAACGGTCAGGAATTAGGGGAGCTACATGACACAAAAATAACTTCACCAACAAATAATCAAGTTTTGGCTTATACGGCTGCAACTGATATTTGGGAGAATAAGACCGTTGAAAGTATCCTGCAATTTGACACCGTTCCTTTGGCGGTCTTTGGTGCGGGTAGCGGTGCGGCAGGTGATACGTTGGCATTCAGCACATCCGCGCTTTATGGTAGCTTTTACAATGCAGGAAGCGATACTTTAATAATTACACAAATGAGGGCAGGGGTGTTAGGTACTTCGCCAAGTATTACTACTGAGGTTTATTGGAACGATAGCTTAAATATTACGGCAGGTGCAACTATTTTGGTGAGTGGCGGTACATCGGTAACGGGTACGATAGGTGCGACAAATGTTACATCATTCACCAATAATAAGATACCGCCAAATGTATGGGTATTTGTTAGGACATCAGCGGTGGCAACAAAGCCGACTTATTTTACTTTGACATTGTTAGGGTATAAAAAGAGAATATGAGATTTACTTTTGTAATATTACTTTTTTGGAGCTTAGGTGCAGATGCGCAAATGATTATTAAGGCGCACGCTAACTATAGACCTTATGCGGTGGCGGCTGCTAATCTTTTATTAGATGACTATCCTAATGCGGCGGCTGCTTATTCTTTAAGAAAGTTAGATAAGGATTATACAGGAAGCGCAATAAGGGTAAGGAGGTCGAATGACAATGCAGAGCAGGATTTTGGATTTATAGGTACTGAATTAGATACAGCTTCACTCAAGACGTTCGTAGGTACTGGCAATAGTGGTTTTGTGACGGTCTGGTATAATCAAGCGGATAGTGCTGGCATATTTGGAACTAAAAACGCAACGCAAACAACGGCGGCTAATCAGCCGAGAATAGTTAATGCTGGAACGGTTGAAAGAGCGAACGGAAAACCATCAATTAGATTTATAAGTCATTTAATGAGAGTTACATATACAAATTTTCATTTAATAGATACATTGAGAACATTTAATGTAGTAACACCAACTCTTGCTGCTGCTGCTGATGTGAGTACTGAGATATTATGGGGTTATGATGGCGGCGGTAGTAATAGTACAGCAGGTAGTAGAGGGATATCATGGGGTGCGGCAACAGCTACATTATCTGGTGAAAAATTTGGTATGTATTTTTCAAATGCACTAATAAATGGAGGCAGGTTAGGCCAATCAAATTATACAAGAGCAGCAAATACAATGGTATTGCATGAAACTATAAATAGAGTACCACCCTTAGGAGAATCTGGCACATTATGGTATTTGAATAATGACATTACGAATAGAAGTTTTAATATAAATGTCAACGTAAGTACTGGTGCTAATACAGCTCCTTCAAATACAGGCACAACAAGCACAAACTTTTGGATCAAGAGCGTACAAGGTAATACAAATGCTGTAGAATTAAGATATAGCGAATTTATTATTTATACTTCTTTAACAAATAGTAGAAGTGGTATACAAACAAATATTAATAATTATTATTCAATTTGGTAATTATGCCATATATTAAAGTCACACCACAACTTAACTTAACGAGCGAACAAAGAGCGGAGGCTATTAGTTACGAACTATGGGCAATTAGCAGACCACCTGCAATCCGTAACCCGAATGATGTAACGACTTATATGTTTGGATGGGTGAAGCATCCAACGCAAGACCCTGCTTATACAGAGGTTGTTGATACGGCTTTGGATGTGGAATTAGATTATAACATAATCGTGCATCCGGAAAACAATCTGACTAATCTTATTGCTTTGTTTCCTGAGTTATCACAAGCGGAAAAGGATGGACTGGCAGCGTTTATTGAATCACAGCAAAGCTTTCCGTTTCAGTATATCGTGCCTTCAGATGTAACGGTATTTACTTATGAACAAATGAAAGATGCAGGATGGTTTCCTGAAGAAGAAATATTATGAGAGGGTTTATATTACTTATAATTGCTTTGCTTTTATCGGTTGTTTTGCTTCCGGTTGGCTTTATTTTTCAAATAATTGTGACATTATTTAAGGGAATAAACAGATACCTTTTCACAATCGCAAAGTCAATCGACCAACTCGGAAATGTAGTTTGTGCTGACTTGTTTAATTACACAATGATTAAAAAAGATGGTTACCGATTTGGCAATGAAGACGTGACAATCAGTCACGTTTTGGGAGTTAATAAACGCTTTAACAATCTGACTTATACCGGCAAAGCATTAGCATGGTTATTAAATAAAATAGAAAAAGATCACGTTGAAAAAGCGATAGAATATGAGCGCAAAGATTGAACCTTTAATGATGTCAATGCTTAGTATAATGGCATTGGTGACGAAAAATGACATTGTTTTCGTCTTCACGATAACTGGTTATTCCGTTTGGATTTTACGCAATTTGCCAGCAGCTATTAAAGTAATTAAATCAATTAAAAAGAAGTAATATGCCAGAATGGTTAAAAAGACTTACAAAGACTGATATAAGAAACAGCCTTGCAATCATTATTGTTTTGGGTTGTTTTGGTTTGATGTATTTATTACAGGTGAAAGCAATCCCTGAAGAAAATCACGATATTGTAAACATAGTTGCCGGGTTTATTTTCGGTGGTGCGCTTGCCGGGGTTGTTGGCTTTTATTTTGGAGCTACGAAATCAGATGCATCAAAAAAGAACGATAATGAATGACAAATCAACAAAATACGTCATTTTGTGGATAATATGCATCATTTTTCAGTCATGCTTATTACCAAAAAAACTTGACAAGTTCTTTAATAAAAAACCAACTTTAGCAGCTCAAAAATGTGTACAATACTTTCCTATTCGGGAAACTATTGATACAGTTACTATTATTGATTCAGCAATGTTACAGGCTTATGAAATGGAGTTTGTTTATTTATATCAGATGCTTGATTCTCTTTTGGGCGAGCAGGTTAACGATAGCATCAAAAAAGAGATTGTGACTATCTTTCAGGAAAAGAAAGTGCCTGTTATTAAATACAAATACATAACAAAGGTTCAGGAAAGCAGCGCCAAATGTCAAGTATTACTTGACAGTATGCAAAACATACAAACAGATTTAGACGGTTATATTGAAGGATTAACGGCTGAAAAAGAGCATTATGGCAAAAAGTATGCGGAAGCGAAAGATAATGCCGATAAATATAAAAAGCAGCGCAATCGTTATATGTGGTGGTTGTTAATTGTTTTGCTTGCTTTATTCAGAAAGCCTATAGCTTTACTAATTACGAAAAAAGTAAAGTAATACGTTCACATTTTTTGCTGAATGAGAAAAATAGATGTCGCAATAGAATACAGGGAAAAGTATGGCATGAAGATGCCTACCCTAACACTAGCGCGAATCATGTATAATGAGAATATTCAGTTGTTCAAATCGGTTGATTCAGCAAGGTCTGCACTTAGATATATCGAAGGCAAAGTTGGCAACGCGCAAAAAAAATACCTATCAAATAAAGACTTTATGATGAATGAAGAACGTCCAAAAAACCCCTGGAAACTGCCCGAATCTGATGAAGCAAAATATGAGCCGTTTATTTTAAATGCAAAGAAGCTTGCTGTTTTATCAGATATACATGTGCCTTATCATTCAATGAGTGCTTTGGAGTGCGCGCTCGATAAAATATATGAAGAGAAGCCTGATGCCATTCTTTTAAATGGCGATACGGTGGATTTTTACGGCCTTTCACGTTTCCAAAAAGATCCACGTAAAAGATCAGTTGCACATGAACTACAGGCTTTAAATGAGTTTCTAGACGTATTGAAGCAATTCGAAGCAAAGATTATTTATAAGCTAGGGAATCATGATGAACGATATGAACACTACCTTATGCACAAAGCCCCTGAACTTTTGGGAATACCTGAGTTTAAATTTGAGAATCTATTGAAAGCTGGCGAACGGAAAATGGATGTAGTTGGCGAAAAGCGAATAATTAAGGCGAACAAATTGAACATCATTCATGGCCACGAATACCCTTCTGTTTTCAGTCCTGTAAACATTGCACGCGGCCTTTATATGAAGGGTAAGGTTTCAGCAATGCAGGGGCATAATCACCAGACTAGCGAACATACGGAAACGGATATGAATGGCAAATCTGTTACAGCGTGGAGTTTGGGTTGCCTTTCCGAATTGAATCCTGCATACATGCCATTAAACAAATGGAATCATGGCTTTGCAATAGTTGACCTTTCGGACAACGGAGAGGACTTTCACGTTAACAATTATCGTATTCACAAAGGTAAAATCTTATGAGTGAAGAAATACAAGCACCTGAATTTCCCGAATACACTGGCTTTGAGCTGCTAGATATTATCAGTAATCAGCTTGAGGTTATTGCTACCCTTGCTGATTTGTCAGATGCCGAATACAGAACTTATGAAGATGAACTAGATGACGTTAACACAGTAAAAAGAAACACATTCAGGATAATATTTGCAGCACAAAGGAAACTACTTAAACACGTTAAAGAATATGAGCAGCGAAATACTGATAAAGAAACTTGAGAATAAAATCCCTGTTTCCGTTTATAATCACTTAGCTAACAGCAAGAACCTTTCAAACATTATTAATAAGACAAGGCTTGCTCATTTCCTTGCTCAAGTTGCACACGAAAGCGGAAATTTTAAACTAGTTTATGAGAATTTAAGATACTCCGCAAATGGTTTGAGAAAAACATTCCCTAGATATTTCACTACAGATGCCATTTCAAAGCAGTACGCAATGCAGCCGGAATTGATTGGCAACAGAGTATATGCTAACAGGATGGGTAACGGCAACGAAGCAAGCGGTGAAGGTTATTTATTTCGTGGCCGCGGTTATCTGCAATTAACAGGCAAAAGCAATTACCAATTATTAAGTCAGTACGTCGGAGAAAACTTAGTCGCTAGCCCTGATAAAGTGGCTACTAAGTATCCAATGGATTCGGCTCTGTGGTTTTTTGATCGGAATAAACTATGGGAGCTTTGCGATTTAAGTACACCCGAATCCGTTACAGCTGTAACACGAAGAGTGAACGGAGGCTTTAACGGCCTTGCAGATAGACAGTCTAAATTCAAAGCCTTTATGTCTTTCCTTGCTTAATATTTTTGCTTACTTTACTTTTTAGTAAACTAGTTACAATTCTAAACCTATTAATAATATTAAAAATATTATTATTAAACTTGAAAAAAGAATTAAAATCCCCCATATTAAATTATTTGGGTGTCTTGATATACCTTTTGGTACAGTTATATTATCACCTTTTGAACTGTTATCAATAAGAGTTTCTCTTAATTTCATCAGCAAATTTGTTTTTTCAAATGAAGAAGTTTTGCTATCAACTTTCATTAATTCCCCATAACTTTCTTTTAAATTTTTATACCAAAATTCAATATCTTCATCAGGTGTTTTCCATAAAATAGATGTATAACCTTTTGTTAGGTTATTTGCTTGTAAATAATCAATTGCTTTTTTTAATTCATCTTTTGCTGTTTCTACAGTGTTGGCATTCGCTGCACGTTCTAAATAACCTGTGCAATTTTGATTAATTAAAACGCTTTTTGTAATTATAATAGCAAATATTGACAATGCTAATATAGATAGAATTGTTAAAATAAATAATTTCATAAATAATTTTTTTTCTTTTATTGCTTAATATTTTTGCTTTTTAAACTCCCGATAAACTGCAAAGCCTGTAACCAAAAAAGAAATAATTGGTATTAATATTACTGTGGTTGTCATAATGTTGCAACTGTTTTAATATAAAGGTCAACATTAAAATAAGTGCTGTTGCATTTAGGATAGTAAAGATGTTTAAAGTCGCGGCAATATGAACCCATTGCCTGGCGCTTTATGCCTAGTTCATCAGCGATTTCTTTCGGTTTCCTGCCCTGCTTTAAATAATTTACAATAACTTCTTTTTCTTCCGCGGTTAATGGTTTTTTTCTCATTTTATATTTTTTAATTGGTTACTATATATCGTTTCTGATAAAAGGGTGGGATTGGGCAGTTTACCTTTGATCTGTCGCGCATGTGAATAACGGTTGAGTGATCGCGGCCCAAAAACTTACCGATACTTTTTAACGTCACGCGGTCATATTTCAGGAATAAATAGCGGACAAAATGTGTCCTCGCAGCTACAAGCGGCTCCTCTCTTTTAGTCTTTGCGGTAACTGGATCTAGGTTGTGCAGCTCACATATTTTAAGCCATTCACTTTCCATATCGGGATACGTTGGCAAACGATCAGGCAAACCTATTTCCCTTCTTACAACAGTGCGTGTTTCGTTTACAATACGCTCAATCCTATTGAGTAAAGGCTTTGGCACTTTCTTAAAGAATGGCTGCAGCTCCTGTTCTATTAATTGCATTGATGTTTCCAATTTCATGACTAGTCTTTTTTAAATGTTTCTTGATAATATTGTTCAGGATTATAGTCATTTTGCCTTCCCCATTCAGTATCTATATAATCTCTATATCCCTCCTTTATCCCTTCGTTTACTGCATCTATTATTTCCTGTTTGTGCATTTCTTTGGCTTTATTAAATAAAGCGAACCAATTAAATTTATCCTTTGGCTCATCAAATAGTTTTTTAAATAACCATTCTATTGATGTTTGCATAACTAATCTTTTTTTGATTCTTTAAAAGTCAATCCGTAGAATATCCCTGCTGTGAAAAAATCTGTAAATATAAAGGCCATTCTTTCAGGATCGTATTCAAAATCTATTTTGCAAATGTTATCTTTATCTTCTGTAACATTTAATATTTTTATAAAGTCATATTTGAAAGCATCATGTAAAAACTTTACTTTTTCTTTCATTAAATAAATTGATGTTTGTTTCATATAATTATTTCTTTTTCTGATGATAAAATGAATACTTGAAAGCCGTTTTGTGTTAATTGATCATGTCTAAATTGCTGCAGTTCAGTCGGTTTTTTGCCTGGTTGTTTTACCTCAACAAATACCGTTTTTCCGTCTTTTAAACACATGAGATCTGGTATTCCGTTACAGTTCGTTTGTATAAGCTTTACAACGATCCAGCCTGCATTCTCAAAGCGTGCTTTGATCCTTGCTTGTATTTTGGATTCCATATTAAAAACTATCTGCAAAAAGTCCGATGATGATAATAGCAGCGAGAAGGTAGGCCGCCTGTCTGTTGGTTAAGTCAAATGATGATTTATGCATGGTTTAGGTTTTAAAAGGGGGCTAAGCCCCCGGTGGTTAATTATAAAGAAATAAAATAATTTTTGATAGCTGGCATTGTTGTATTATTAATTACCTCCTGAAAATTTTGGTAGTAATTAGTACGTTTTATACCGTTATAATTTGTAGTAACAAAAACAGATAAATCTTCGTTAATTTCGATTGTAGCTTTCAGGTTGTTTGTGATGTTAATTGTTGTCATGGCTTTTTTGTTTTGTTACACAAAGATAATACTTTTCAACAAAGTGCAAAACTTTTTTTAATATTTTTTTAAAATATTTTTTCAGCCGGCTACATTTTGAAGTCACCCTATCTCAAAGTCCTGTTTAAAATAACTCAAAGTGTAGTCTTTCTTCTGCTTCACCATTTTGTAAACTCTCTCCTCAATGCCGCCTTCTGAGAATAGCCAAATCACCCTGCATGCCTCCTCCCTGTCTTTGCTTTGCATCCGGGCGCGTGCCTGCCAATAAGAAACGGCGCTAAAGTCAATATTAAGCATTATCAGAGCCTCCGCTGTTGAAAGGTTAATACCTTCACGTCCGCTGCTGATCTGTGAAAGAAACCACTTAGAATCGCTTTTGGCGAACTCCAAAGGATCTGAGGTAAAGCGATCCGCCCCGAATGTCAGATACAACATATGCTCTTCAGCTCTGTATTTGTAGAAAATAGCAATCTTTTTACCTTTGTAGTTCTCTTTTATCCAATATGCTTTTGTGCGGTCAAAGACTAAAGTTTGTTCTTTTTTGTCTATAACCGTACCTGAATACACCTGATGAAGCTTAGACATAAGAGCCGCCCCGGTGTCTGCCAAAACTACGTTGCCGTTGTTACCGTTAAAGATCCTGTCTTTCTTAAGTTTGTCGGCAAGGTAATAAGTGGACGGCTGCATCTTAATTTTTACTATTTCCTCGATAACATCCTGTTTAAATCCAGCCTGTTCCTGGGTGAAAGGAATGATTAAATGATCTGTCATGGTTTTGATTTTAGTTTGATTTGCGTTTGAATAGTCGTTTACTTTTAAGCCTTTGAAATACTTGAGCCGAATATCCACAAAGTCCGCGGCCCATTTGTAAAAGTTAATGTAATCTTTGAACGGTGAAAAACTGCTAACGTGCAACTGATGAAAGAGCTGGCTGTAACTTTCCGGTGTGGGCGTGCCGCTTAAGTAGATAATAGGTTTACCGGCACAAAGCTTTTTCAGAATCTTCACTTTGTTGGCAGGCTTCGGGTACTGCCCCAAACAATGCGCTTCGTCCAAAATAATCAGATCAGGTGAAACGGTTACATTGTGTAATTGTTCATAGTTAGTAACCGTCAAAGCGAAGTTCAATCCCAATGCTTTGTGATCTACTATGATGCCGTCAATTACTTTTTTCTTTGTCACAAATAGAACCAACTTTTGCGACAGATTTGCCGCTGTTAATAAGGCTGTAGCGGTTTTGCCGCAACGTACCTGCATTGCTAAATAAACCAATCCGTATTTGCGGATGATGTCGGCGGCGCAATTGCTGATGTCTATTTGGTATTGGCGGGGTTGCATATTATAAATTTATACCACACATTTCTAAGCAGCTTTCACATTTTCCTAAAAATGTTTTTTTATTATATTTACTAACTAATGAAACACTTTTCATAAATGCCATTTTTTTAACTTTTATTATTTCATTTTTTACAAATTCGTTGTTTTTAGATGGTCTAAATACGGTATCAATTACATTTTCATTTTTTAATAATAAACGTTGCATTTCTGCTTTTGCCTTTCCTGTTTCATTATTTTCATTAAAATCACAGGTTACAACTCTTAAAACAGATTTGCAATATTTTTTTAATTTATTGTACTGGTCAATAGAATTTTTAATAAGATAATCATTATCTAAAGCTGAAACAGATGTATTTATGCAAATGTTATATTTTTTAATTTTCTGCAACTGATTATCATTTAATTGTTTCCAGTGTCTTGTAATTATTACTATTTGTTTTTTTGAACTAATATCAAATAAAGATAACTGACTACTTTCTTTTATATCTTTTATAACATTTAAAGTATGCTCCCAATTTTCAGATGGATCACCAGAACAACCAATCCTAATAAAAGGCATATCTATTTTTTCTATTTGTTTTACAATTTTTTCTTTATGTAAATCATTTATAAAATGCCTTTCTATTGATTTGCTGAAATCAATTCCATACCGTTTAGCAGTTTTAAAAGCATAGCAGTCATTATAACATCCATTTGGATTTTCAATTAATCCGCTATTACAACCTTTAATAGTATCTAAATCCCAAATACCCCTCTCATTTTTAGAGAGGGATATTATATTTTTATAAGTTCTCATAGTCTGCCAACATTTGGAAATAAATCTTTTATTTTAGACGCATCACCTTTATAAAAAACGTATATACGTTGTTCACATTTAGGATATTTCCTACTATTCAATGTTTTTTTAGCGGTAGCCCTTCGTGTAAATTCACTTTCTAAATAAATTATTTTATTGTAAATATGTAAACCTTGTTCTTTAAAAAATAATTCATGTTCAGCATCACTACCATAATACCCGCCGTGTTTATCTCTACTATCACCTGTCATTATTACAAAAAAGGTATTATCATTCATTACTGATATAGCGTTTTTATATCCCTCAAAAAGCATATCTCTAAATTTCTCATAGGTATCAAATGAATTTAATTCGCCTTCTGGACTTTTACCGTCATAATCAATATATTTTTCAACTTTATAATATGGGGGGCAACTAAATATTAAATCAAATTTTTGTGGATTTTTAGGAACAAATTTTGATGAATCTGACTTTATCCATTTTACGTTATAAAAATCTTGACAAAGTGCATTATTAGCGTCACATTGATTTTGCCTTATTTCTGAAGACAAATATTCATAACCGCATCCCCCAGTAACAAAACCCATTTGTACGCCGCCGCCAAACGGATTATAAACCCTAACGCCATTTGTAGGCATAAACATACGTACAATTATTTCGCATACAGCAGGATCTAATACAGAGGCGTTACCATTAAGATCTTTTGTTTTATCTGTAATTATTTCACCGTCTTCTACTTTTTGCTTAGATAGAACTACATTTGACATACCTGCTTTACCTTGCCAACATCCTTCGCGGCTAGCAAATTTAGGGTTTGGTATATTATATTTTTTGCCAGCGTCTTCAATTTTATCATTCCATTCTCTTTTTATTTTCAACCATTCACCAGATGTGGAATTCCATAAATTAGTCATTGCCATATGACAAAGTCTTTTTACTCTAACTTGAGATAGCTCACCATGAACCATATAAGTAAAATCATTTTTTACTATATTAGTTTTAAATCCTAAAGCGTGAAATACTTTTGGGTTTTCCAAATCATGTTTATTTGAAACAGTCATAATCATTGGATACCCATAAATGTTTTGTTTTATTATTTCATCAATCATCATGCTATAAATTTTCTTATCTTTTTTTTCAGGATACATAGCAGATTGAAGTAAACAAAATTCACCTACTTTATGATTTACTTCATAAGTAAAAAAGCCAGAAAATTCATCATTTATTTTTAAAATTATAGCTGAATGTATTTGCATATTTCTTCGTGCTGCACGATATGCAACACCGTCTAATAATGCCAACTCAGCTACTTTTGATTCATAACCAGATCCAATAATTGAATCTAATTTTATTAGTTCTATTTTGTCTGTAAATAAATTCGTTTGTGTCATAGTTTATTTTTTATAAGCTTAGAAAAAAATCCCCTCCCGCTTCTTTTGGCTAACTTCCTAATTGTTATTAATACAGGAGGGGAATGTTTTTAGAACGGAGAATCTTCTTCCGTTGGTTTGGATGTGAACAATGTTTTCCAAAACTTCTCAAAGTATTCGAGCTGCTTTGAATTGTCGTAAACGAACTGCCCTTTTACTTTTACTTTTTCAAGTTCGGGAAGGTCGCCGGGGTTGTCTTTAGACCATTTCCACTTGAGCGCTTTGCCGTTTTGATTAACAAAGATCGTAGTTTGCGGTTTGCCGTTCTCACCTGTTTTGCTTGATGAAATAAGTTTTACAGGCTGACTTACATCAGCATTCGCAATGCTGTTTGTCAGGCCGCGATAATAACCGGAATCAGTACGAACCTGGACTAAATACTTTTGCCCTTCGTCCTCAAGTACTATCTTGAGTTTGCGGAACTTTGTTCCCTGATACTCATCATCGTGAAATTCAACGGATGTAATCAAACCATCAACGGCATCAAAGAGTTCAATGTCTCCGTTCGCATTCTTTCGGGCAAATTTGCCCTCTTTCAAATTTAGGTAGGTAATGCTACCTGTGTTATTGCTTAAGCCCATAATTGTTACCTGTGACCAGAGCAGGCGTGGTTAAAGAACTTTTATATTTTGTTCAGGTTTTAATTTTCTTATTAAATCTATTTCGACTTTTTCTACTACGTTATAATCATATTCATCCATATTGCAAAATAAAAAATATTTAAACTGCTTACCGTAACCACCATTGTAATGTTGGCGTATTCTCGAACCTATATATTTTGATTTCCCAATATAAACAGGATAGTTATCATCTTCATTATATAATAAATAAATACCTTGCATTTTTAAAGACGAAAAAAGATCCATACAATAAATAAAACTAACGCATATTGGATAGTCAATATGGTTTCCATAAATAACTGGTTTTTTTCTTCTTGGTATTGAATTATAAAATTCGTTCATAAAATTTTGGTAACCGTTCCCCGGTGCGGTTAAGAGTTTAATTCTTTATATTCAATTTCGAACCTGTGTATCATGTGTACCGATTCTGCTATTTCTTGTATTGCTTCATTTTCTAAATGTGTGTAAAGAAAATCATCCCATTCAATATCTTCTACCTCTATAGAATCGCCTAGCATGTAGCAGTTGGCGCGGATGTTCACCCAGATAGAATAGGTAATTACTTGTACTTCCTGTTTAATAGTCATTCTCATAACTTATGGCTGATTTGATATGTTAGTTGTTTTGGTTTACTTGTTTGGTTTTCTGCAATCCATAGTTGATGTGTTGCATAAAAAAGCGCAATATCATCCTTCGTATCTTCTTTTGTGATCATCTGCCAGCCGATGCCCTGTATGTCACCTTTTTTACCTTCAGTGCGCGTTTTAGCATTGAGCCATAAAATAGCTACTTTATCAACCTCAATGCCTGCGCTATATAACAAAGCGCGGTATGCTGCAAGCTGCAACCAATAAGAAGGATATATTGCGTTTGAGGTTTTGATGTCTAATAATATCCGCTCGCCGTTCATATTAATAACGCGGTCAATCGTGCCGGCATATCCTAAGTCTTTGCTGATAATATTTAATTCAATGCAATCGGTTACAAATTGAAAACGTCTGCGAAATTCAACGTAACGTTCAAACATAGCCCACTCATTTAGCTTGTAATCAATAGATCCGTTTGGGTTTACAAGTTTCACCTCTTCCCCGGTGTCGTAATCTTCTGTAAGTTTGTGAACTACTGAACCCCTGCGGCCTGCTTCGTCTCTGATCTCATCCGCATCTTTGCCGGCTTCTTTTAACCAGTTGTAATATGCCGCGCCCTTAGGATAGCATTCTAAGATAGTTGTTACGGAGGGAACAAAGCCGCCGTCATCTGTTTTGTAAAACCTCGAATCGAGGAAGGTTAATTGTTTGTTGTTGATTTGATACATAAGCTTAAAGTTTAATTGTTATGCAAATATAAAGATTTATTTTAAATAAAAAAATATTTTACCTATTTTTGTAAAAAATATATTTTTATGCAATTAGTAAAGAAAAAACGAGGGCGGCCAAAAATGGCAGCAAAAGACAAACGCGTTCCAATTACCGTAATGGTAAAAGCTACAAAGGCAAAGGAGCTTAGACAACTATTTATTAAACTATCAAAAGAAAATGAATCATGAAATTTATTACAGTTAATACATTAGAAGCACATTTAAAAGATGATCTTGATATAGTATATATAAACATTGATCATATTGTTACAATTACTGACCATTGGATACAAAAAGAAGAATTAGACATATTAAATTGTCATGCTAAAATTCTTTTATCTAACGGATCTGAAATTATTTGTGAAGAAAGTATAGAGCAATTAGAAAAAGAATTTAAAGAACTTTTCAAACAATATTAATATGAATATTTACGAATACCTAGAACAAGGGGAAATTATTGACAAAGCCTGCTTTGTTGCTGCAAAAGAATTAATTGAATGCGGCCACCATGTTATCCCTTTAATGAAAGGTGAAAAGCGGCCAACGATAAACATAAAGCGCATTAACGATGTTGTAAAGAACCCGATCAATTTGCATAATGTATCTTACTTTTTTGATCGTGACTGCGACATCGGTATTATGCTCCAACGTGGCATGGAGGTGATTGACATTGACGAAAAGAACTGCAAAGGAATAACAAAGAAGATTTTAAACACCATTGAAATGGGGTGGCCGGAGCTTTACGATAAACTTGTAATATGCAGCACACCTACAGGTGGCGCGCATATTGAGTATTATGCTGAAAAAGTTGGAGGAGATCCGGTACTTGCAAGAGTAGAAGGTAGCCCACATCCGGTTACGGTTGTCGAGCGCATTGACGAAACGAATAAGCAGTATATAAAAACGGCTCCGTCAGCAGGCTACTATTACATTAAAGGAAACCCATGCGAACTGCCAAAGCTTGATATTGAGGAACGTGGATGGCTTATGTCGGTTGTAAAGTCTTTTGATCAGTCACCTGTTTACGAGGTGAAGAAAAAAGATTATGTTCGTGAAGATAGCCCTTGGAAAGTATTTAACGCTCAAAACGATTGGCGATATATACAGGATGAATTAACAGTTAGGAATTGGAAAGTAGTAATGGAGCTAAATGATCGTGTGGTAGTTCGCCGTCCGAATGCAACATCAAACCATTCAGGAAGTATTTTTAAAGATTCAAACATCCTTTACCTATTTTCTACAGGAAGCGATCTTGAAGCCGGGAAAGGATATACACCCTTCGGTATTTACGCTCACTTTTATCATGATGGCAATATCCACAATGCACAAAAGCAGCTTGCAACACAAGGCATCGGTATAAACATAACCGATGAAGGGCAGTTTTGGAAAAAGGAAAAACACCGATTAAAAATTAAATACACCGAACTAGCTGCATGGCTTGAGTCTATTGGGTATTACTATTTTGATAATCAGTTGGTACAAGTCATTAATAACAAAGTCAGAATATCAGAAACATCTGATTTGATCAAAGCTTTTTTAAATGAAGTGGAGCCGGATATATTAGACGATATGATTGAAAAAGTTCCTGTGATATTTAAAGAAAGTGGCGGTCTTATGCAGGGCTTAATAGGGACTTTAAACAGAGAGTTTGTAAGGGATAGTAAAAATGAGACTTGGTTTTTCTTTATTAACTGCGCTGTAAAGGTCACAAATGAGAATTGCGAGCCTGTTTTGTATAATGAGATAAAAGGTTTGGTTTGGGAAGAAAACATCATAAACAGACGCTTTGAGCCGATTAATTACACCGGCTGCGATGCTGAAAGGTTTATAGGTATTTTAGGAGGTGATGATATAACGCAACTCGAACAAATTATAGGCTACAATTTAAGCCGATATAAAGATCCGTTAATAAGTAAGGCAACGGTGATAATGGAGGATGTATCTGCTGAGTCAGAAGGAGAAAGCCAGGGTCGATCCGGTAAAGGTGTTATGATTAAATTCATAAAGGAATTTAGAAAGACAAGTTACATAAACGGAAAGACTATGAACTTTAGCGACTCTTTTTTGTGGCAGTCCGTTCAAATGGATACGAATCTGATCTTTATTGATGATGTGGAAAAGTCATTCAGGTTTACAAAACTATTCAGTCAGATAACGGAGGGCATTGAAATAAACGCAAAGAACAAAGCAAAGGTTATCATTCCTTATGAGACATCCCCAAAGATAATCATAACATCAAACTATGCAGTTGGCGAAATGGATGACAGCACATATGATCGCAAATTTGAATTTCCTGTAGTGAAACATTTTACATCTAATTACAAGCCTGTGGATGAATTTGGAAGAGCTTTCTTTATTGATTGGGATGCTATAGAATGGTCAAAATTTGACAACTTTATGATCTCATGCGCTCAAAAGTATTTAAGCCTAAATGATCGCGGCAAAATAACTGTAAGGACTTCAAACTCAATAGATAGGAATTTGATAAACGATACTGATAGGGGATTTGTAGAATGGATGGATGATCAGCTGCAAAGCAATTTCTTTTTGTTTGCTCCCCAAGTCCTTAAAAATGAAAGGTCTGAAAAAAATGGCAGTTTAACGGTCAATGCTGTGAATATGTCTATGTTTAAAAAGAACATAAACAATGCGGATTACTACATTACAAAGTCTAAACAGGATGTTTTAGAGCTAATTCATAAGGTCTGCAACAACAACAAAATAACACAAACAACTTTAACCAAGTGGATTAAAAAATGGTCTCAAGTTAGGGATGTTGAAGTGGATCTAAGCTACAAAAGAGGCAACGAAACTGGCAGATTTTACAGGTTTATTTCGTGGCCTGATCAAAATAATTCATTCCAAGATGAGTCAGAGGAAAGTGAGGAAACACCATTTTAAAACTGGGAAGTAGGAAAAAAACAGCTTTGTTAAAAGTTTACGTTTCCTACTTTCCTTTTTTATTTTTTATATTCCGACTTTGACTTTGGAACATTAACTAATTGAAAATCAATGCTATTATATCTTATTTCCTACTTTCCTACTTCTTTTTACTAATAAAAATAAATAAATAAAAAGTATATATAATAAGGGATGTATATATTATATATATAAGTAGTCAAAAAATTGTGGGAAAATGGGAAAAGGGGGTATTTTAAATTTTATTTGCTTTCATCAAACATTTGATTATTTTTATGTATGCGAACGGTTTTTGATGAATTGCCAAAAACAATATTTGATCTATGATGTGCGGTCAATGTAAGTATTGGATGAAGAAAAGTCAATTGAATAAGACGTATTCTTTTGGACTTGTACACCTAACATCTGTTTTGGGGATTTGCAATAACCCAGCTGCGATGGATCTCATTAACCTTATACCTAACGAAAATGCTTTTAACATCATTCCTCACGCTACAATCGAAACCGATGAAACCTTTGGATGTATCTACTTCGAGCCGGTCGATCTTGAGCAGTTTATTCAACGATCCTCGAATTGATCAAATGCTTGGCAAGTTTAATGCCGGGGGCGGTCAACAGGATTTAAAGAGTGAACTCTTTGCGGCACTATGCGAAAAGGATGAACAGGTTATTTGTGATCTACAGGAAAAGGGGCAGTTGCTATATTACGCTACAGGGATAGTACAAAGGATGATCTTTCAGCCGGGTGGTAGGTTTGCAAGGCGCTACAGATGTCAGACGTACGAATACAGCGAAGATATACTAAACGAAGAGAATGAGCCTGTAAACAATGACAAAGAAACTAAACTGCAGGCCTTAGAAGATGCTATTGATAAAAACCTGCATTGGGTTGAAAAGTCAATCCTAGACCTTTACAAAGACATGGGCAGTGTTGAGAAGATCAGCAAGGCTACAAAGATCAGTGCAAAACAGGTGAAGCGTATTTATGACAAGACAAAGGAAAAGTTACGTACATCGGTTAGCGGAAAGCTTATGGGGAATTACATTGTAGTCACACATGAACTGATATTGGATATGCCTGATACGGTCACACCTGATAATATTAACGATATTTTAGATGAGACTTTAGAGTATATGAGGGCAAGACTTGAGGGTAGGATAATACCTTCAAAGCAAAAGACAAACGGTTACATAAAAGAACTACAGCCTTTAAGAGTTAAAAAAGTAATATGATTATACTTATACCGATTACAGCAATCCTTTGTGCTTGGATATGGTTCGGGGTGTTTCGTATGGATGAAAGGTATAAACTACTTAGGCGAAAACCTTTTTCATGTCCGATGTGTTTTTCTATGTGGCTTAGTGCAATCCTATACTTTTGTCCTACCTTTGTGATTGAGCTTTTATTCGTAACATCATCAACAGCAGCGCTAGCAGCATGGCTCGAAAACTTAAACAGCAAGTAAGCGAATCTCAATACGAAAAGAACAGAGATACATTCAAAGCTATTGAGAATTCATGGCATACTGTTCGCATCGGTTACATTCGAGACCTTGATCAGTTGGCGCGTTTTGAGATTGAGCGTATATATAGGGAGGAACTAGATCAGTCATGGCTTCCGAATAGATACTGTTCAGGGTGTTACTTTAAAGCAGTCGAAGACTTAATACATCATTTTAAT